TCACAAGAAACTGCACAAACAAAATTTGATGAGTATACATATAGGATAGAAGCCTTATGTAATAGAATAGAAGAATTAAAAGCACAAATAGAAGTATCACAAATATTTAAACAAAATGGATAGAGAAAAATTATTAGATTTGTACAAGAAGTACGAACTTGGAAAAACAGATGTATACAAACATCAGCACTATGTTATAATCACCAGACAAGGTATTGAAAAGATAGCAGCAAAAGAAAACATAGCTATAAGTTATGAGGTTGTAAAGTGTGAACCTAACTTTGCGGTTGTAAAAGCATATGCAAAAAAAGAAGAAGTACAAATTGAAACATTTGGAAGTGCATTAAAAGGTGCTAACTATAAAGACGGTAATTGCAACAGTTGGTACGTTATGGAAATGGCAGAGAAACGTGCTTTATCAAGAAGTGTTTTAAAGCTAACTGGCTTTTACGAACTGGGTGTATTTGGTGAAGATGAAAGTGATGACTTTAAAAGAAAATAATATGCAGATAAAACAAGAATTTAAAGATTTAATACCACCACTAACAAAAGAAGAATTTAAGCAATTAGAAAATAATTGTATGAGTGAGGGTATAAGAGAAAAAATACTTACTTGGAATGGTTTTATTATAGATGGACATAACCGTTATGAAATAGCCACCAGGTGGGATTTAGATTTTGAAACTGAAAGCAAACATTTTGATAATGAAGAAGCGGTTAAAGAATGGATGATACTAAATCAACTTGGTAGAAGAAATTTAGCACTATACCAAAGAACGGTTTTAGCTTTAGAACTTGTAAAATTATTTAAGGATAAAGCAAAGGAGAATTTAAGTAAAGGTGGCTCAAATTTTTCACCAAAGGAAGGTTTTGCGAATTCGCAAAAGGTTACTGATACTGTTAATTCAATTAAAGAAATTTCAACAATTAGTAAGGTTGGTCAAAACACTTTATCAAGAGTAAAAGTAATACAAGAGAAAGCACCAGAAGAAGTAAAAGCAAAATTAAGAACTGGTGAAGTAAGTATTAATGCTGCTTATAAAGAAATTAAAAAAGAAGAAAAGAAAGCTGAAAGAATTGATGTAATTAAAAAACAAATAGAAGATATAGAACAAGGTGAGTTACCAGAATTAAAAGGTTTGTTTGATGTTGTTTCTGTAGACCCACCTTGGAACTATGAGGGTGAAACAAAAAAAATTACATCTTTTGATGCTGTTGGCAGGAGGGTTGCAAACCCATACCCAGAAATGAGTACAAATGAAATTAAAAAAATAAAACTACCATTAATGGATGATGCAGTTGTTTTATTATGGACTACACATAAATTTTTACCAGATGCTTTTGATATTTTAAAAGAATGGGGTTTAGATTATAAAGCTACATTAGTTTGGAATAAAGAAAAAATTGGTATGGGTGCTTGGTTTAGGATGCAATGTGAGTTTTGTTTGGTAGGTGTTAAGGGTAAACCATATTGGGAAAACACAAAATATAGAGATATTATTGAAGAACCAAGAAGGCAACATAGTAGGAAGCCAGATATATTTTTTGATGTAATAGATAAAATAACTTTAGGTAGAAAACTTGATTATTTTAGCAGGGAAAAAAGAAATGGTTGGGAAGTTTTTGGTAATGACTTAAATAAATTTTAATGAGCTGGGAAGATAAAGAACAAGTAAAAAAGGGTAATATTGGTGAATTAATTGTAAGAGAATACCTTGAAAAAAAAGGGTATATAGTTTATGAACCAAAAACAAACGGGTCACATCCTTTTGATAAAATTGCCGTTAAAGGTAAAAATAATATGGTTATTGTTGAAGTTAAAACAAAAGCAAGGATGAATAAATTTTATGCTACTGGTTTTGATTTAAGAAGCTATAAATATTATAAATCAATAAGAGATAAATATAATATACCTTTGTATTGTTTTTTTGTAGATGAACAACTTGGTGAGGTGTATGGTAATAAGTTGAATATTCTTGAAGAAAACTATAAAGATAATAAAGGTATTATATACCCAAACACAAAAATTGTAAATAATATAATTTTGTTTTCTTTAGATAAAATGAAAACAATACATACATTAACAATGCAACAAAAGGAAAATATAAAAAAACATAGTACAAGAAATTACAATTATAGTTTCTAATAAAACACGAGGTATTGCGTGTAATGACAATACCAAATTTAAACTATATATTATGAGTGCAATTATCAACGGAAGTATTAGAGTAGATAGACTACCTAAAGAAAAATTTATTAAAGGCAAAGATGGTGCGGTGTACTACAATTTCACAATAGCGGTTCAAGATGAAACCAGATATGGTAACAACGTAGCTTTTATGGATAGCCAAACCAAAGAAGAACGTGAAGCAAAGGTTGCTAAAACCTATTTAGGTAATGGTAAAGTGGTATGGATGTCGTCACCAGATGGTGTAACGGTAGCTGAAAGAGATGACCAGCCACAAGCGGTTGCAGAACCAGCAAGTGATGATTTACCATTTTAATTAGCCTAATTTTAAAAGGGTGTAGGTTTTTAACTTGCACCTTTTTTTTATACATTTAACAAATGACAGAAAAAGAAACAGAACAGAATATGTTAATGGAGTTTATTGCAGATACTTGCAAGATAGACATTAACGAAAAATTAGAATATCCACCAGTATGTTTAAGCTATGGCGAAAAGGTTTTACAATCAGATAAAGGTGATTTACTTATACCAATAGCTTTAGGAACATTTGGTAACCTTTCAGTAATTACTGCACCACCAAAGACCCGTAAAAGTTTTTTTTGTAGCTTACTTGCAAGTGCTTATTTAAGTGGTTCAAATATTTACGGTGGACAAATTAAAGGACATAGAGGTAATGGTGATTTAATCTATATAGATACAGAACAAGGAAGCTGGCACGCATCTAAAGTATTTAAAAGACCATTAGATATGGATAGCAACATACCTAAAGACAAATATCATACGTTTGCATTGCGTACAATAGCTTTTAAGGAACGATTAGAATTTATTGAATACTATTTAAAGGAACACATAAAAGAACCATCACTTTTAATTATAGATGGTGTAGCAGATTTATGTGCAGATGTAAACAACATAGAAAAAAGTAATGAATTAGTAAGCGCATTAATGAGAATTAGCCAACAACAAAACGTGCATATCATTTGTGTGATACATCAAAACTTTGGAAGTGCTAAACTTGGTACTGGTCATTTAGGTAGTGCATTAGAAAAGAAAGCAGAAACCGTAATTAGTTTGGAAGCAAACACAGTAAACAAAGATTGGACAACGGTTAAGTGTGGTAGAAGTAGGGGTTACTCTTTTGAAACATTTAGCTTTGAAGTAAATGAAAAAGGATTGCCAACAATAGTTGGTGATTTATATGACCCATTAAAATAGTATGGTACAAAAAACAATGATTATAGTTGCTACAAAGCATAAAGAGTGGGTAGAAATAGTTTTATCCTTTGGTTGTAAACAAGAAACTGCTGAAGATATTGTACAAGAAATGTATTATAAGATACAACTGAAACTTGAAAAGGGTTTGGATATAATGTACAACGAAGAAGAAATAAATTACTACTATATTTTTAAGACTTTAAGAACATTGTTTTACGATTTAAAAAGAAAAGGTAAAAACATTACAATGGTTTCTATGGATGATATACACTTAACCACATCAGATGTAAACTATCAAGAACCATATGATAAAATACAAGAAGAACTATCAAGAATGTTTTGGTATGATAGAAAGGTATTTGAAATAATAAATGAGGGTGAAAGCATAGCAGAATTTTCACGCAAAAGTTTAATACATTACTACTCACTTTACAACACATATAACAAAGTAAAAAGCAAACTAAAAAAACTATTATGAAAATAGGCAACATTATTTATTACATCACAAAGTATACTGGTATTAAATACCTGGTAGATAAATATCACAAATTAAGAGGTACTAAATGTGATTGTAACAACAGAAGAAAAAAGTTAAACGAAATAAAAATAGATAGATGGTAAAATTTACTAAAGAAGATTTTAAAAGCTGGAGTGACTTTAGGTCAGAACCAAAAAGTACGTTACAACCTAATGAGTTTGAACTTATATGCCAGTTACACGCAAA